TTTAACTGGCTCAGTGATAATATAAGTGAGGATGATGCCCTCTACTGGGAATACGAAGTAGAAATTAACTAATAACATTAAAATCACAAAGAAAATGAGAACAATCCAAGAACTCGTCCCACTCATTCATCAGTGGGCAAAAGAAAGAAAAATCTATGAGCAACTAACGCCCTTTGATGAACTCCTCAAAACCCACGAGGAGGTCGGCGAACTCATCAAGGCGTGTTATGATAAAGACAAGTCAGCTATCCAAGATGCGATAGGTGATGTACTGGTTACCCTAATTAACTATTCTTATTTTGTGTTTAAAAACAAAGACTATGCAATAGAAGCAATTAATGCAAAATATATGTTTGACTCTTTTGAAGGGTCATCTACAATAAACTATTTAGGATATATAGTTAAAACCCTCATTGGTCTATTTAATGAAGAATTTTTATTGCAAGAAAATAATAATTATCCTCGCAATGTTTTCTTTCGTTTATCCCATATATCCCAATTACTTGAGAAGGTTGCCCAAGATGAGAACACCACCCTTGAGGAGTGCCTCAATATCGCCTACAACGAAATCAAAAATAGAAAAGGAAGAATTATTAACAGAAAATTTATCAAAGATGAACAAACAAGAATTATTAAGTTATCTGAAAGAGGCACTAACACACCTCTCAGAGGTTGAGAAACACACAGAATCTCATAATGAAATAATGAAAAAACTCTATTTACAAATTCCTCCTGAACTTAGTGAGGATAAAGAAATAGAAAGTTTACTCAAAGAATTGGACAATCGCAATGAAGAGGTTGCCATAAGTTGGTCAATGTATCTGTTTAAAGGATAAAGATATGAATAATAAATTGAATTACCCAAATTGGCTTGTCCCCTTAGATATAGCCCAAGAACTCAAAGAAATAGGATTTGATGAGCCTTGCACGTTTGCTATTGATTACACACAATACATTGAACCCTTCCTTGTTCAGCACTGTAATAAAGGCTATAACGCAGTGTTTTGCAGTGAAATTAAAAATTTAACACACAAAACACTTGACAAGAATTTACTTGACAAGATTGCAATTATTCCTACTTGGGACGACACCCTCGCTTGGTTCAGAGCACGTGGCTACAAGATAACATTCAAGGATATTAACATCGGTACGCAATGCGCATTCTACCACTTGGATATTAATGAGGGGCACACGTTTAGCCACTTTGCAAAGAAGTACGAGAAAGCACGTGAAGGGCTGGTGATGAAGCTAATTGAAGTACATAAGGAATTTGGTAATAACATTAAAAGATTTGACTAATGAAAAGCAGGAATAACAAAGTATTAGCGTGCATAATAGTACCCATAGTGATATTCGTATTATTGTATCTGATGTTCGCTTTTATTTCAGCAGAATTTGATTTCAGAGAATGGGGGAGTCCTCCAAGAGGTGGACTAATTTTAATTTGGTTACCATTAACTGTGTTAGCAATAGGCATAATAATAGATACAGATTAACAACAAAAACGAGAGGCAAAAACATTTTTTTAGTTCTTTGTCTCTTTTTTTGTAAAAAAATATTATATGTAAAACATTGATTATATAATAGTTATGTTATTTTGTTACAGGTATAACAAAATAAAATGAAAAAAAATATACAAAATATTTGCGCAAATAAAATTATTGCCTTATCTTTGTACCGTAAAATTAAAGCAAGAACAATTATTAACAATTTAAAAATTCAAAGAAAATGAAAGTTACAATTAAAGACATCTACAACCAAGTATCTTACATCAACCCAAGTGTATCAACTATCAGCTCTATTGGTAGTTTTGTAGAAGAAATCAATCGCCAAGTTGCTAATTCTTTCAGAAGTAAATTAATGGCATACTTACCTACATCATCATTAGCTCACAAAATTATTTCTGAAAATTTAAAAGATTTTTTCAGCGAAAAGCAAATGTGGGTAATTGCTTACGAATTACAGAAGAATGCTGAATATGTCGCTAAGTTACAAGCAGAATTAGATATAAGAGAAAGAAGAGCAGAAGCCAAAGCAGCCACAAGTAAAGCAAAATTGAACGCTAACAAAGAAGCAAGCCAAGAAATATTAGACTTTGTGAAATCAAGCAAAAAACTTTTGAAAGATTATTACGCTTTTGTGAAAGCAAATAAAAAGTATTCTAAAGAGTACTACTCTTACTACTCTAAGAAGTTCACCTTAGAGAGTGCAACCGAATTCGTAAACTTGTAAAATTTAAAAACAATATTAACATTTAAAACATTAGAAAAATGACAACAACAGACAAAACATTAGGCTTACAAGAATGGGTGAATGACAACAATTTCACCACTGAAACAATTAGCGATGAAGCAATAATCGAATTCATCGAAAACAAATACAGATACTACAACTATGTTGATAGTATCGAAGAAGCAGAACAGCTGTACAACGACTCTATTGATGACCGTGATGAGTGGTTAGAGTTAAGAGCGTTAGATACACCCGAACGAATCGAAACTTTTATCGTTAAAGGTGAAGAGTTTGAGGGGTATGCTCGATATGATGAAACCTATACAGTAGAGATTGTAGGTATAGCAGACCGTCAAGGCGGTGAAGAGCAATTTTATATGATTGATATTTCTCATCGCTAATAAACAATATTAACATTTAAAACAATGAAAACAGAAATCAAAACATTCAGAGTAACCTACACCAAGTACATAGGTGGCAATGGTACAATAATAGTAAAAGCAAAAGATGAAATACAAGCGATTGCTAATGCAAAATATCTTTGTGCAACAGGCAAAAATTTTAGAGAGCCTCAACAAATAGAAGATAGTTTATATACAAAACCGAGAAGACAGGGCTTTCAAGGTAGACAATAGTAACAAAAAAAGCCCCTAACAATACATTAGGGGCTTCACTTTGTAAAATTAAAACAATTCTAACGATTTAAACAACCCTTAGAAATGAGGGTGCAAAAATACAAAATAATATGGACAAAAACAAACTTTTTGAACTAAAAATGCCAAAGTTTTTATTGGCATTACAGCCAGAGCCTGAGCATTTGCCTAATAAATTTCACTTTATCTACTCACCTCTCTACTTATCTCTGATATTGGTAATTAGAGAGCGTACACAGCAGATAGTTCTTAACAGAGAATTAAAGAGCAAGCCTCAGAAGTTATATGTATTCAATGAATATGAGAAATTCAAACTCATAATAATTCAGAATAACGTAAAGGTAACAGGAGGGGAATTAGCCCCTGTTATTTCTGAAACACAATTCTTAGATGAAGCGTGGGAATGGTATAATACTAATATGATAACACAAGAATAATTATGACAGTACACGAGAAAGTAATATACATCATTCAGCAATTGGAGATATCCGATAGCAAGGTAGCACGTGCGATACAGAAGAGTGTATCGGCAGCATCACACAAGCGATTGCGCTTGCGAGACAACAAATTCACTGAGGAAGATTATCAACGGATTCGTGATTTCTATCTCGAAAAACTGAAAAAAATAGAAATGTTATAAATATAACAAAATATTTTTCACCAATAAGACGGGCATTTGCTCGTCTTTTTTGTTTTTGGGCGTTTTGATATTCAGCACTTTGACTTTAACAAACATCAAAACATAACGTTACTTTTAACGTTGCAAAACTTTGATTAACAAAAAGTTACAACAAAAAATATTAGGAATTATTTAATATGTTTTGTACCTTTGCAGCATAGATTTAAACATAAAAAATGAAACTCCAAGAAAGTACACTTCAATCCTCCTGTGTGCGTTGGTTCAGATACCAATATCCGAACCTCGTTATATACGCTGTCCCTAATGGTGGAAGTCGCAACGTGCGTGAAGCACAACGGCTTAAAGCAGAGGGGGTATTAGCAGGAGTAGCTGACTTAGTTGTGTTACTTCCGCAAGGTAAAAGCCTGTATATTGAGATGAAAGTAAGGGGGAATCGCCAAACCGACAACCAAAAAGAGTTTCAGAAGAAAGTTGTTGCATTAGGACATACCTACGCCGTGTGCTATACCTTTGAGGAGTTTCAGAAAGTAATAGAAGATTTCATCAGAATACACGACTATTTTGCCCCGAAGATTGAGGGCTTTAAAGGAAGAAGATAATGTGTAACCCCTAATTTATTAATACTATGATTTTAAAAGAAATTCAACAATCTATTGAAGCAGTGACAGGAGAACCTTTGAAAGGTAGCCTTGATAATAAAAAAATTTTTTGCGGATTGGCAAGAAAGCACGACAACGCCTCTCAGTCCAAGATAGCAGAATATTTACAAATTCCCCTTTCTAATATATCGTACTATCTTAAACAGCACGCAATATTGAGCAAAACTATAGGATATAGTTACGTGTTCAAGCAAATAGAAGCTGACCTTATTCATCGTTGCCAATAGTCTCTTTCATTAATAATTTCTTCATTTGGTTTTGCTACCGCCTCCAATCTTATAATTAGTGGCGGTAGTTTTTTGTATGCCTTCTTTTACCCCCCCTCAAAAGAGGTCTATTTCTCACCCTCTTTTGTCTCCTCCTGCTGAAACGGCTCTTTCATCTGCATATTATCCGCCTCCTGTGAGTATGGGTACTTTCTTACAATCCCCAGCCAGTGACCCTGTTCATCGTAAAAATGAGCAAAACCTTCAGGAGGCAATAACAATTCAAAAAATGAAACCCCTATAACCTCTGATACTTTCTGAATAGTATCAAGGGAGTTGTTTTTAAGGTTCTTGTTTAGCGTCTGATATTGTACCCCCAGCGTGTTTGCTACATCAGCAAGTTTAAATCCTTTGCTTTTAATAATTTTAGTAATATAGTTATAATCTATCATATATAAGAATAATTACATTAACGCTACAAAAGTATGTAAAATAATTGATATATCAAAATAATCAAAAAAATATTATTCGCATAAGCGCTTACTGTCAATTACTTACAAAATAAATTACAAAAACATATAAAAAAAAGCATATAAAAATTTGCATATGTGTAAAAATAGTTATACCTTTGGCGCAACCAAACAATAAGAATTAGTAATAACATTTAAAAACAAATCACAATGATAACAGTAGTATTGAAAAATGGAAAAGAATTAACCACCCCTACCGAATTAATGTATCTTTTAGGTGTTATCAAGCCTATATAAGATGTTTTAAAAGATTTGCAAGTAAGAAACAATGCTACTCTAAAAAAATACTAACTTTTTACTAAACACGAAAGGCACTATATGGCAACAATCGCCGTACCTTTGCCTATATGTATAAGGTTCACTGTGAAAAATAAAATAGGAAATATTATTGATATTGATTGGCAAAAGGAACTTCTTGATTTACAACCTAACAATGTAAAATCACCTATCAATTTAAGCTATCTAAAGGAAAGCCTCATTAAGTATGGTTTTGCCTTGCCTTTCGCCGTTTGGAATGATAATGGCAAATACTATTGTGTTGACGGACATACACGTAAACAAGTACTTTCTGACCTACTTAATGAAGGTGTAAAAGTACCTACACACCTAAAAGCCTTTGAAATATTAGCTAAAAACCGTAAGGAAGCAGTAGAAATACTCCTTGAAGTCTATAACCAAAAACACAACCCCTTTGACAAAAATGTACTTTTTGAATGGTTAGAAGTAGAAGATATTACAGTTAATTTAGAAAGCATAAATGTAGAAACTATTCAGGAAACAGACCCAAATCTAATAAATGTTAAAGAAGATAAAAAGATTTGGATTCCTGATTGTCTATTTCCTTCTAACAACCCTTACGATATTCCCACTCTATTACCACACGAGGCTGCGATTTATGTAGATTTACCTTTGCGTCCTTATGGTTCAGAAAAAAGGAGCAAACAAGGCGTAGGGACTTATCACTTTTATGTTGATGATTATCGTTTTGAGGCTATCTGGGACAATCCATCTGCAATCATAGAGTCAGGCTGTAAGAATATCGTCGAGCCAAATTGTAGTTTATACGAAACCACTCCTATCAGTTATGGGATATTCCAAATTTACAAAAAACGCTGGATAGCTCGTTTCTTACAAGACTACAATATAAATATATTTGTAGATTTGAATGTAACTGACAAGTTTGCCTCTTACAATCAAATGGGAGTTCCTGAAGGATATAACGCTTTCTTTACACGAGGATACGAATCACGACTTAACAACATTGAAAAAGAACTCAATATAGCACAACAAATATCACAAACCGAAACGCCTAACTTAGTAGTATACGGAGGCGGTCAAAAAGTGAAAGAATTTTGTTATAAGAAAAACTTAACTTGTATTAGTCAAACCACTTTAGATTTATAGAATTATGGGCAAATCATCAGGAGGCATAAGAAATAGCAGTCGAAACGACATAGTAAAAGTAAAAGGAGACGGTGGTACTCCATCAGGTGTTAAAAATATTGGAAGTATTAGAGATATTGTTGATAAAGTGTCTAATCGCGAAGTAAAAAGAGCTATATCAAAATATCATTCACGAGTAGGTTTAAACACACGTGAAGTAAAAATAGCCGACCTTAAAAACGCTTACGGAATAGCAGCGATATCTTCATCTTCTAACAGCGGTACAGTATATCTTGATAGAAAATCATTCAATAATAGTAAAACACTAATAAAAGCTAAAAAAGCAGAATATAAAAGAGGAAGAAAAGTAGAAACAAATAAAGCTATTCAACACACTACCGTACACGAATTAGCACACGTAACTTGGACAAATCACCATAGTGGCACAAAACATAAACAAGCAGGTAAAGAAATATCTAAGCTGTATCGAGAATACAAAAGAAGCAAATCTAACTCATTAGGAGAATATGCTTCTACTAATGTAAATGAATTCTATGCCGAAGGTATGAGTAAAGCCATATTAGGTAAAAAAGATAAATATTCGTCAAAACTATTATCTATAACTAAAAAGTATAAGCTATAAAATGCTTATATTTGCACAAAATTAAACAAATAACGTAATGAAATTAAGAAAAGACATCTTGGAAAAAGCCCTTGAGAGCTTTAACAGCAAAGAGGAGAGAAACTACTCACTTGCCCAATTCTCAAAATTAGTAGTATCAGGACTTAAAATGATACAAGAAGAAGAAAAAGAACAAGAACAAGGTTTTTTTATATCTCACGTACGAACCACTGAAGAATGGGAGCAATTCTATGCAGGCGTTGAATACAAAAACGAATTAGAAATCGAAGAATATAACAATGAGGAAGAATACGAGTGGGATGATGAAGAACCTAAAACAAACTAACAAATGACAAACACTCCGAAAAATAGACAAACTTGGATACTCGACTCTCTGAAAATCGAGCCGAGTTTGTCTTATTCGGATATGTGGGGTAAATATGAGGTAAAGTGGGGTAAGGGTCAAACTACCTTTGATAAAGATTGGAAACAAGCCCAAAAACAACACCAAGAATATCAAAAACAAGCCCAACAAGTCAAACTCGAACAATCCCTCAGTGTCGAAAAAGAAGCAGTAAAAAAAGGCTTAAAAACCAAAATAGACCGTATTACTATTTTGCAAAAACAAATAGATGATATATTAGAACGTTTAGAAAAAGGAACTCACCCGCAAGAAGTGCGAAATCACGATGGTAAAATACAACGATACGAACGAACCCTCACTCCCTCAGAGATAACCGCTTATAACCGTACTATTCGAGAGTTACAATCTGAAATATCTAAAATGGAAGGAGATTATATCAATGTAAATCAAGTGGAATTATCAGGTAGTATCGATATCGCTCAGTGGCTTAAGAGCAATAGCAAAAGTAATGATTAAAACGCAACCCGTATATAATCCATTATATCTGAATAAAGATAAGTTCATTATTATACTTTCAGGAGGTCGAGGCAGTGGCAAGTCGTACAACGCCTCTACATTTCTTGAACGCTTATCTTTTGAAGCGGGACACAAAATATTATTTAGCCGTTACACTATGGTATCAGCTCATAGTTCTATCATTCCAGAATTTGAAGAAAAGATACAAGCTGAGGGGACACAAGCGTATTTTGATATTACTAAAACGGCTATCAAAAATACCTTTTCAGGCTCTGAAATCCTTTTTAAGGGTATTAAAACCTCATCAGGAAACCAAACGGCTAACCTTAAATCATTACACGGTATTACCACCTTCGTAGGTGACGAAATGGAAGAATGGCTATCAGAGGAAGACTATGAGAAACTAATACTTTCAATTCGCCAAAAAGGAGTACAATTACGTGTTATCCTTATTCTGAACCCCTCCAATGCCGAGCATTTCATTTATAAGAAGTACATTGAAAAAACGCATAAAGTGGTAAAAATTGACGGTGTAGAGGTGCAAATATCCACCCACCCCGATGTATTGCACATTCATACTACTTACTTTGATAACCTTCCGAACCTCAACGAGCAGTTTTTTAAACAGATTAAGGAAATCAAAGCTCAAAGTATTGAACAAGCCACTGACGAATTAGGTAATTTTAGTCAATCATTATTCAATAAAACAAAATACGCTCAAAAAATAATAGGACGCTGGGCTGATGTTTCAGAAGGGGTAATATTCACCGACTGGGAGATTGGGGATTTCGACACCTCACTAACTTATGGCTATGGTCAAGATTATGGTTTCTCTATCGACCCTGATACACTCATTAAAGTAGCAGTGGATAATCGTAGCAAAATCATCTACATTGATGAAAAATACTACAACAACAAGCAGTTATCCTCTGACGGGCTTTATCAACTTAACAGCAATCTAATAGACCGCCCCGATGACCTTATTGTTGCTGATAGTGCTGAGCCTCGCCTAATTGCAGATTTAAAAGACAAAGGTCTAAATATTGAACCTTGCGAAAAAGGAGCAGGTAGTGTATCAGCAGGTATAACTACAATGCTCAATTACAAGTTGGTAGTTACACCTAACAGTTTTAATGTGATGAAAGAGTTGAAAAATTATGCTTGGAATGACAAAAAGGCAGGCATACCCATAGATAACCACAACCACGCCATAGATGCCATTCGTTACATCACAATGAAGCTACTAAGCGGTACAAATAATAACCTATATCAACTCGCCTCAATGATTTAAAAAAAATATAGCAATATGAACGAACAATCTATAACACAAGAAGATTTTAAACAAGGAGTGGTGCCAATAGATATATCAACTTATCAACGTCAGTATGATGTAAAGAAGCACGATATATTCCAAAACAAACACAAATATCCTGACCAGTCTGTTTTGATACCAATTACAGATGAAGAAGGCAAGCCTATGTTAGACGCTAACGGGAAGGAACGTTTTAGAAAGAGCTATCGCGCTCTCAATCGTGTAGGATTACCTTATCAGAAGCGTATTGTAGACATCGCAACAATGTTCCAAACCGCGATACCTTACAAATATACCGCTGAAGATAGTCCGCTATTTACCGCCTTTCAGGAGGTTATCAAGTCAAACAAAATGAATTTTTCAGATAGCAAAATATGTACAGAGGTGAAGCGATATACGCAAGTAGCTGAGTTGTGGTATTTAGAAAAACAACCTAATGAAAAATATGGCGTAAAGTCCGACTTTTTATTATACCACAAAATACTATCTCCTGAAAAGTACACTCTATACCCACGTTTTGACGATAATGACAACCTTATATCATTTGGAGTTGAAAGTACAAGTAAAGACGGTAAAAAAAATATATTCCAAGCCTTCACTGCTGAGTTTATATATACTTTTACTACCGAAAATGGACAAACCACTACCGAAGTGAAAGAAAATATCATTGGCAAAATACCAGTGGTATTATACCAGCAAGATAAACCCGAATGGGATGCCGTACAACACCTCATTGAAATAGCCGAAGTACAACGCACATACTTTTCTGAAAGTAACAGAAAATTTGGCGAGCCTATACTAATGATAGCGGGCAAAGTCGAGGGTAAAATGTCAGGTAATAACACGGGCGGTAAAGTCTTTGAGGTCAAAGACGGAGGTAATGTACAATTCGTTGTACCACCTAATGCTAATGAGAGCTTCGATAAAGAAATGAGTATGAACCGTCGTGATATACACGAGTTCTCACATACTCCCGACCTTTCCGATGAGTTCTACTCTGGTAAAGGTAATGTGCTATCAGGAGTAGGGCGCAAACTTACTTGGTTACCCGCACACCTAAAAGTAAAAGACAACGAGGCTATATTTATTCCTGCCTTACAGCGCCGTATCAATATCATTTTAGCCTTTCTTGCTAAGATGTATTTACCCTTTGAAAAGGAAATGAAAGACATAGACATTACCCCTATCATTACCCCGTTTGATATTGACGACGATACCGAGATGATACGTACCCTTATAGAGGCTAACGGGGGTAAACCTCTACTATCCCAACGAGAATCTATGCAACGTTTCGGAATTACCGACCCTGAATCCCAATTACAGCAAATAAAAGACGAGGAGAACGACTCCCTCAATGAAGCAAGTGTCTAATGAACTATGATGAGCAACATAGAAAACACCTACTATCTTATCTACAACAGATAGAACGATTATTCTATCAGTGGGTAGGCTTTTCTGTGTCCTTAGCTCTCAAAACCGATTTCAAGGAGCTTATTGCAAGTGCATTATTTGCTTTTGCAAGCACAAAGAAGAGTAAAGTCTTTGATAAGGAATTAGCTAATTTCAGCAACCGATTAGACCAAATCATAAAGCAAGGTATCACCAAAGAATGGGCATTTGCCAACATCAAGCAGGATAAGTTGCTAAGAGAAGGACTAACCAAATATAAGAACCTTGAAGCCCTCGAAACATTCAAAACACGTAAAATTAAAGATTTTACAGTGTCTAATCGTGTATGGAATATTGCTAAAAAAGCGAAAAGCGAAATAGAATTAGCTCTATCAATAACCTTAGAAGAAGGTAAAAGTGCGGCACAGCTTAGCCGTGAAGTGCGTAACCTTCTGAATAACCCCACCGCTCTATTCCGTAGGGTAAAAGACAAATACGGCAACCTTGTATTAAGTAAAAATGCTGAAAACTTCCACACAGGACAAGGGGTGTATAGAAGTGCCTATAAAAATGCATTGCGACTTGCCAGCAATGAAATCAATGTAGCCTATAAGTCCGCCGATTGGTTGCGAATACAGCAAAACCCCGACATCGTAGGCTTTGAGGTACGTTTATCCCCACAGCACAAAGTCTATGATATGTGTGACGAGTTGAAAGGTAAATATCCTAAAACTTTTAAATTTCACGGATGGCACGTAGGTTGTAAATGCCATATAGTGAGTATTCTCAAAACACCTGACGAACTCATTAAAGAGTTAAAAGCCGATGAAACCCTACCCCCCGAAAGTTCATCTAATTACATAGGTGATGTACCCAAAGAATATAAACAATGGCTAACCGACAATAAAGATAGATTTAAGAACTGGAAAACAAAGCCATATTTTATTGAGGAGAATAAAAAAGTAATAAAAAAATGAAAATAAACAACATCAACATACAAACCACTTATCATACTCATCTTTTAGACAGCAATTACAAAGACCTGCTTTGCTTTCCTCCGCTAAAAAAACTACCTTCCAATGATTGGGCTGAGTACTATGGCAAAGAGTACGACACCGATAGCCCTAAACTCGATACATATCAGTTCACTTTGTCTTTTTTTAGTGAAGCAAACCAGTACGAACTGTTTATCAACTTTCTTACTGCTCAAACTTACAATACATTCCACTTTGAAGAACTCAATAAAACATTTCAGCTTCGATTAGTATCGGTCAAAAAAGCTAAAAAAGAACAAACATACATCAGCTACGATATTACTTTTGCTTCCGATTTTCCTTTGGAAGGCTATACATATACCGCCCCCAATGCTACACTACCCACTTCAGGCTTCACTATAGACGGCATAGATGTATCCAAATACGGCATTTATCTACTCGAAGAAAACCAAAATACAATCCTAAAAGATTACGAGGTAAAAGAACACCTCACTATCAATAGTACAGTCATTAGCGGGGTGCAATACGCACAACACGCAAACCAATTTAAAGAGCGTACCATTGAACTACATTGCTACATTTCTCAACCCGTTAGCACCTTTTGGCAACTATACGAAGCTTTGTTGTACAATCTCACCAAACAAGGCGAACGAGTGATAAAATACACTACATTCCAACCTCAAAATGCTATCTACCAAAAAGCAAGTATTAAGAACGTTTTTCTTATCCAAAGCACCCTAAAAGTAGAATTTACCATCACTTTTGTACTTACCTAACATCACTTCAAATATTTACTAAATAATTACTAAATCACTATAGCAGTGCAAAGGAGAATCCCTCTTACCTTTGCACTGTATTATTTATGCACCAATGAAACTCAATTTTAACGCTACATATATAGACATTCTCCCCACTGATGAGAGTTATCGTTACCGCTCTATAATGGGCGAGCATACTCTTACCTTATATTTCTCACTATCCACCTATACCGACATTCCAACTGGTGCGTGGTGCGAGTTTGCTAATGAGCGTTATACTCTTAACCAACCTGCTAAAATCGTAAAACATAACACTCGAAATTTTGAATACACCCTCACTATGGACAGCGAGGGCGCAAACCTCAAAAACTACAAATTTCGCAACCCCAACGATAAAACCCTAAAATTCCCTTTCACCGCCTCACCTCGCTATCACGTGCAAATCCTTGTCGATTGCCTCAATATGATAGATAGCGGTTGGCAAGTAGGTAATTGTATAGAATCCTCTGAAAAACTCGTTTCTTACAATCATAATAACTGCCTCGAAGCATTGGAAATGATAGCCAAAGCCTTTGAAACCGAATACGAAATCATAGGTAAAACCATTCATTTGCATAAGGTAGAGTACTTTAAAAACAATCCCCTACCACTTCAATACGGCAAGGGAAAAGGCTTCAAAACGGGTGTAAGTCGCACTACCGAACAAAGTCGTATTACTCGCTTATATGCACAAGGAGGCGACCGTAATATTGATCGTTCCAAGTATGGCAATAAAGAATTGTTACTACCTAAATCACAAGAATACACATACGAAGGGGTAACATTCGTTTCAGATGACAAAGGGCTATCGATAACAATCAAGAACGCCCAAAATAACGGATTTGTAAATGAGCAAAGCCTCGACCTCTCACACATATACCCCAAACGCAAAGGTACGGTATCAGGTTTTTTTGCAGTAGATATAGATAAACACTTCTACGATATATTTGACGATTCCATACCACAAGCCCTCGATTTCAATGCAATGCAAATCAAAGGCGAAAAAATGCTTATCTACTTTGAAAGCGGTATGCTATCAGGGCGCGAGTTTGAAGTGTCCAACTATAACCACGCCGAAAAACGATTCCAACTTGTTCCTAAAGAAGAAGATGGTGTTACTATGCCCAACGATATATTCCGCCCCAATATAGGCGACGAATATTCTGTTTACAATATGCAAATGCCTAACGCATACATCAGCGACAACGCTACAAAATCAGGCGCAAGCTGGGAGATGATGAAAGAAGCGTGCAAATACCTATACGAAAACCGCACCGACCTCTTTACATTTACTGGTGATTTAGATGGTATATGGGCTAAAAAGAACTGGGCTAATGTAGGAGGTCGCCTAAAAATGGGTGCTTATATTAACTTTTCAGACACTGAATTTCAGCGCACCCCCGTGCCTATTCGCATTGTAGGACTAAAAGAGTATGTAAATAACCCTTACAGCCCACAAATAGAGCTATCCAACAAAGTACAAGGACACTCTTTTGCCTCCGAAATGCGCAAACTCCAAAATCAAGAAGTATATTTTGGAGAACTCAACAAGCGCACACAATCATTAACCAAAAGAAGCTGGCGTGATGCTCAAGAAACTATCAAGCAAATAGAAGCAGCCTTTCCTGAGTATACCAAAAGCATCGTCCCTGCCACCGTACAAACAATGATGGCACTTATAGGCAACAAGTCCACCCAGTTCGATTTTGTAGTCTCAAAAACAAACCCTATAAAAGCACCTCACACACTCTATTTCGATAAAAACACCAGGCAAATCAATGCAGGTAGCGGCTGGCTCAAGCATTTCACCCTTGGTACTACTGATATAAATCCTAATCGTGATGCTAATAGCTATAAGTATTGGAATATTCCTGCTTTCGTATCAGGGCGTTTGGACGATAAAGCCAAAACCTACTACCTATATATTAAAGCAAGCAAAAACGATGAAACCGCTGAATTTATCCTATCCGAAAACAAAATGGATATAGAACAAGAAGCAGGATATTATCATTTCCTATACGCCACTGTCAATTCAGAGTATGAAGGAGATCGTGGTATTGCTAAACTCAATGGATTTACAGAAATCACTGGTGGACAAATCAAAACTGACAAAATAACATCAGGGAACGGACAGCAGTATATACATCTCTTTGATGACCATATAGAAATCAAAGCAAATCTTAAAATAACAGATGGTAATAAAACCGAGATAAAACAACTTGTAAGCCCTGATTTGCTTTCATTGAAGAATAGACTAAAATCAAGTATCAACAATATTCATATTGGAGGAAGAAATTTGTTAAAAAATAGTGGCATAAAAATAACAAATAATAGCTATCTCATTGCTACTTATGATATTACTACAGAATTAAAAGAGGGGGAAACAGTAACTGCAACTATCAAAGGTAAATTGGGCACGGGGAAAGTAGCATTTGCATTGTATAATAGTGGTAATAGTGTTGAGATAAGCACCTTGAAAGATGTTGGTAATGGTATATATCAAAATACATTTTCTTGGAGGATTGGTGTCACAAAAAATAAAAGTTTGTGGATTTGGACTTATCAGTCAAATATTGTAGTAGATAGCACCATAGAATGGATTAAACTCGAACGAGGCAACAAACCCACTGATTGGTCTCCTGCACCAGAAGACGTATGGTATACAATGGTAGATTTGGGTATCATTGATAAAAATGCAATGAACCTGACAGAAGCCGAAAAAGCAAACGTTAAGTTTATCAATGGTATGTTTAGCAAAGGCACTGACTACATCAATGGCACAGAGGTAGTAAAAAATACAATTACTACTGGTGCTTTAACTGTTGGTAATACGTTAGGAGGCAATGCTGGTATTAATGGGGCAGGGTTATCGGGTGAGTCTATACGTTTCTTTGCTGGAAGTGGATACGACAAAAAAGAAGAAGCTCCTTTTAGAGTCCAAGATGATGGTGTTCTTTTCACATCCAAAATCAAAGCTAAAGGAGGAGAAATAAGTGGTGATTTAGTTTTTACTGGAGGATTGTATTCAAAAGAATGGGATAAAGAAAAGAATCACGTAAAAGGAGGAACAAAGTTTGGAGGTACTGGATTAATATATCGTGATGACCCTAATGGACTAATGGCAAGGTTCGGTTCTATATCTGGTTCTGTATTTGGAGCTAATGGAGCTTTAATGAGAATAGACAGAGATGCTAAATACCCAAAATCAAGTTCAGATTTAAATAATTTCACTGGTCAAATAATATCAGTACCACCTCACCCTAACGATGAAACAGATACTCTTTTTGGTTATAGAAACAATCGGGCTCAAACGCTTTATGGTGACACATTATCATTTGGTGCAAACGCTCATTTTGAATACTCATATTATGGAGTAGCAGGAAGAGACACTATTATGGATTGGATAGGTGTTACTCATAAGTTCGTTTTTACTGACGTATTATCAAACTTTAATGAAGTATGGTTGCCTAACTATAATACTATAGCTAATAAGTTAAACAAAATGGGAATACCCGTTGTCTCACGTAATAGGCTATACCCTTACTATGAACTTACAATAATAATGGCGTATAAAGACCAAGTTGGGAATAAAAGAATACGTGTACAAATAGAGTCAGCAGGAGGCGGAGGGTTAATAACCAATGATGGAGATATTTTAAGTTACATAGATATGGGAAGTGGAGATGTATTAACACTTGCTTGTAGTCCTGCTGCATATTACATAAAAAGTCATAGAAGTTAAAAATAACTATACAAATATAAACATTATGCAAATCATTCAAAAAACAATCCGCATTACAGCACAAGAAACCGTGCAAGGAGTTACAATAATGTACTCTTACGAAACAGAAAATGACAACAACCCTATAGCTGTCGCTTTCTCAGCAACTCGTGAACAGTCATCTAACTATCCAATAATTCAGGGTACAGTTACTGCTAACGATTTTAACGTTCAAAACTCCAATTTTCAAGGAACAGACATTGAACTCTACAAGCACATTCACGAGGCTTGTGTTGCCATTATTAATGGTGCAGAGAAAAGTAAAAATAAGCAGTAAAATACCTGCTTATTTAAACAAAGTAATTTAAAGTAATAAATATGAACACATTAAAGACAAAATTAACAGGTCAAGACAAACTACTACATTCATTTTTTGGAAACATTATATTAGTGGTATCCTTCTTAGTGTTTGTCTTGTTTATGAAGTGGTGGGAGGCATTAGCATTTGCTTTTTTTTTGACGCTGTGTATAGGGCTTTCCAAAGAGCTATTCGACAAAGAAGTAAAGGGCACCTTTATTGATTGGTGGGATATAGTAGCAAGTATAACACCTTACCCTATTGTGAAATGGATAAACAAGGAGGCTAATGGATAAGTTTATGAAGTGGCTACTCAAAGCCAAGATAAAGATAGCAATATGGGCTACACCGTTGGTTTTGCTCTTCTACTTTGACGATAAGATACATCTAAGAGATAGGGTGTACTATTTCTTTGTTGCTTTCTTTAAGAGCGTGCCGTTACTATTGTTATATTCGTACTTTTCAGTATGGCGGGAACAAAATGAACTCTTTTTTGTAGGAATTAGTTTTGTACTCCTCCTCAATATGGTAGTAGGGGCTATTTATCACGCCAAAGCAGGCACATTTAACATTCATAACTTCCTTGTAGGCAACGCTACAATTATGATGGTGATAGCAGTGGTCTATATATCACTCTCTATACTAAGTATACCTATCAATGAAACAGAAACAGGCAAAATATTCCAGAGTGCAGTACAATTTATGACGCTGATGTACCCTGTAAGCAAGATAGTGAAGAACATTTTTGTCCTTACGGGCGGAAAGTACCCGCCACAATGGATAATGAAAGCACTCTATAACTATGAGAGGAGTGGAAAATTGAAAGATTTCTTTAATGAAATTAGTAATGGCACAAAAACAGAAGAATTAAACAATAATGACAAAATAGAAGACGAACAACAATGACACCAAAAGAATTTATAAAGCAATACAAGCCATTTGCGCTTGAAACAGAGCGCAAAACGGGTATATCGCACCTCTTCATTTTGGCGCAAGCGGCATTGGAGAGCGGTTGGGGAAAGAGTGTGCCAGGCAATATGTTTTTTGGCGTAAAAGCAGGCAAGGACACGCCTGCAAAAAGGGACTTTTTCCTGAGATTATCAGCATTACTAAGCGTGCGGACGGCAAATATCTGTACGTGGTGAGGGATTGGTTTAGAAAGTACGACACGCCAGAAGAATGCTTTACAGACCACGCAGAATTATTCTTCAGAAACAAGCGATATGCTAAGGCATTGTTAGTAAGAAGTGACCCTTACAATTTTGCTGAGGAGATAGCGAATGCTGGATACGCTACGGGGTTAAATTACGCAAGTAGTTTGAAGAAAGTAATTAAAATGATTGAAAGTTATGAATAAGATAATAACATTGCTATTAGTAGCGTTCCTTATCTTGATAGGTTGCCGTGCTCGCAAGATAGATGTTACCGAGCAAAAGCAGGTACAAAAAGAACGTATTATAAAGTACAAGGATAGTACGGCACTTTTTCAGCAAAACGAACAAACCTTGCAACTCGATACACACGCCTCGCAAGAGTATGAGGTAACAGTAGAGAGCGATAAGGATAGTATAGGAAACAGCAAGGAACTTACATATACTCGAATTCGTGAAGGCAATAATGAAACTATAAGGGTAAGAGGTGGAAAGGTGAAGATTACGACTAAAAGTAGCCTATCCAATAGCCAAATAGTGGCGAATACTACCCTTACAAATACTATAAGCACAACTAATAATGAATTACGTAATACAGAAAGCACAACGGCTTTTTCTCAGAAAACAAAAGATGTGAAAAGTTCCTATCTATACCTTATAGTTATAATCATAGCACTATTGGTGGTTTTTTACTTTATACGGGACAAACTAAAACGCTTTTTGAAGTGATTTTTTCTTAATTGCACGAGAAACGCCCCTATAAAGAGGCGTTTTTCTATTACTAAATAATTACTAACTTTTTACCAATACTCAAAGATACAACCTACAATGCCTCTCCGTACCTTTGCATAAACAAAAAAATATAGTACATCTATGGTAGACAAATTATTACAATCTCTCAAAACCAAGTATGCGCACTTGGGGTTGGAAGAATCGATTTTAAAAGCAATCGCTACCCGCTTAGCGACTGCGGTTAAAGAAGAAAGCGAAATCGAAAACGCCGTTAAAGGAGTTGAAGAAGAGGTTAAGCTATTGCAATCAGTAGCCGATAAAGGGCGCACAAGCCTTTCAAAGGCTGAAGAAGCTCGCAAGAAATTAGAGAAAGAACTTGAAGATGAGAGGGCTAAATCTAATCCGAAGCCTCAAAATCCACCTACTCCACCCGCAGAGCCCAAGCCAGACGAAATGCCAGCGTGGGCAAAAGATGTCTTGGAAGCTGTTACTAAGCAAGGGGAAGCCATTACAGCCTTACAAGCCGAAAAGCAACAGCAAAATGCTAAGGAACGTTTTCTAAATCAACTCAAAGCGCAGGGGGTTTCAGAAACATTCTACAAACACCACTTAGGACGTGCTTTCAAAGACGATACCGAAATGGAGGCTTTTGTAAATGAACTCAAAGCTGATGAACAAGCGTTTTTGCAAACACAAACTAATGCAGGGCTTTCTTCACACTCAAGACCTATTATAGGAGGTGGATTGAAAGAAAATGAACCTTCCGCAGAAGTACAAGCATTATTTAAAAAACAATGAAACAGATAACTAAACAAACCGCAGGTAGGCAAATAGTTGTTTTTGACCAAGTATTAGCCACCCTCCCAGCTGGGGTACACATTAACGCTACCGAAGCTAAAAAACGCTTTACCGATGGCGTAGTACCCGCAGGTACGCTCCTTGTTCCTCATACTGACGGGACTTACAAGCCAGTGAATGAAACTTTTTCAGACACTAACATTGCTACAGCCGTAGGGCTTACAGCCGAAGATATTGCCATTGACGATTTTCCTATGGTAGCTGTAGTTTTATCGGGTACTGCCCGCACTGAGGCTTTGCCTGATAAAGAAAAAGCAGGTGTAGGATTTATGAAAAAAGTCCTTACTCGTATCACTTTTTATTAATCTTTAAAACAACAAACAAATGGCAAATACAATTAATGCTGTAAACATCGTGCCCGAATTTCGTGAAGCTGATTTGCAATTCGTGGTAAATAACAATCCGTTAGGCGACTTGCAGTATCGTAATTATTTCCCTTTGAAGTTCAACACAACCTTAGATTGGGCTTCTATTGAGAAAAATACCGACAACAAGGTTGCTGCTGAAATTGTGGCTATTGGCTCAAAATCTCCACGTAAAAGTCGTGATTTTGTAGAAAAGGTAAAAGGGGAAATCCCTAAAATTGAAGTAGCCCGTGATATGACTGAGCGCGATACTATCCGTTTGGATAATATCCGTGCAATTTCAAATCGTTATGGGGGTAAAGATTCAAGTGCTTACAAAGAGCTTCTAAAATCTATCTATGAAGACCCTATCTTCTGTATCAATGGGGTAAACGCTCGCTTGGAATTACTCGCTAAACAAGCTGTTTCAAAAGGAGAATATACACTTATGGCGGGTGCTAAAGTGAAGTTTGGAGTGGGAACTGAAAACACTGCAAAAGATTGGTTTTTACCAGCTAACGCTGCAACTTTTGACCCTATTGCTGATTTCAGAAAAGTGCAAGAAGAGGCGGTTAAGAAAGGATTCCGTTATGCTTATGCTATTATGGATAGACCTACATTCTTCCAAATGGTAAAATCGACAAGTGTAGTGAAATTCACTGCTTCATTTGCTCAAAATGCACTTAGTGTAGCGCAAGAGCCTACTTTGGCACAACTCAATGAAACACTAAGAGCACACGGATTGCCTGAGGTGGTAATTTGGGAAAGCTATGTAAGTGAGGAAGCTAAATCAGGTGTTAAAACCACTACCAGTGGTTGGGAATTGGGTAACATTCATTTTACTGACAATACTCAAGTAGGTGAAACTTATTACACCATAACACCTACATTTAGCCGTAAAGACGAAACTACTACTAAGGTAGTTTCCGATAGCTTTATTTTGGTGAGTACTTGGGCAGAGCAAGACCCTGAAATGCTTTCAACAAAGGCAACAGCATTCGCTACACCAGTACTTAACAATGTAAGTCGCAAGCTCATTTTGAAAACCAAATTAAGCTAACGATGACCGCACAAGCGTACATAGATGAGAAACTGAAACTATGGAACGTGGAATACCCCACAGCCCTACTTGTTGCTGAAATGCAACGAGTAGGATTGGAGATTTCTGTTGAGTTCAACGAAGAGAATGAACGAAAAACAAAACTGTTTTTTTACAACATCATTCCTGAACTCTTATTACGCCCTGTGTCCTTTTCTGAAGGTGGTTTATCCTTTTCTTATGACAAATCAGCTATTACTGCTTTTTACAATCTTCTTTGTAAGCAACTCGGTAGAGATAATTTGTTAGAAGTCAAAGCCACTGTAAGAGACATTACCCATCTATACTAAAAAACAGCAAGGAAATGAAAATATACCCGTACCTATTAAAGGTTAAAGTATCACAACCACCTACTATTGGAGATGATGGTGTACCTACCTATCCAAGCGACCTTATTGAGTGGAAAGAAATAGGTGTATGTCGTGATGAGATAGCAGGGGCGGGGCAAAAGATAAGCGAAGTAGACGGACAAATATTTGACTGTACTGCTACTATCTATGCTCCACAAAATACACCCAAAATAGAAGCGGGTACAACCTTGCAAGTAGTAGATGTAGAAGGAAATATTCGCCTCGAAAAACAAGTAATACGATTTTCAAGAGATTACTTTCATTGCCGTATATTCGTATGATAACACCACAATTCAATTCCAACGATATAGAACGTATATTACGTGAGAAAATAGAAAAGTATCACCAAAAAGTAATACGTATATTGAAGTATGTAGGAGAGATGTGTATCAACGAAGCACGAGAACACGGAAGCTATCAAGACCAAACAGGCAACCTCCGCTCCTCAATAGGCTATGTAGTACTAAAAGACGGCAAGCCTATTGAAAAAGGAGGCTTTCAGCTTACTAAAACAGGTAGCAATGGGCAAAAACAGGGTGAAATGTTCATCAATAAGGTAATATCTCAATACTCAAAAGGATATGTATTAATAGTGGTTGCAGGAATGAAGTACGCCACCTATGTAGAAGCACGCAATTACAATGTACTTTCATCAGCTGAATTATTAGCCGAAAAAGAAGTTCCAAAACTCCTAAAAGCATTATCGTAATGAAAAAAACAGCCTCACAAATAGAAGCCGATATATACAAGTACTTCAAGAATAAGATAAATACACTTATAAACGGGCAGACCTACCGAAGTGGAGTACGCCCTTTGAACTCACAAAAAGAAGATTGTGTAATATCATTTCTTACAGGTATAGACGGTCAATATCAAACAGGCGTGATTAACATCAATATCTTTGTCCCTACGGTCAAAAATAACGATAATCAGTATAGGAAGGACTTTGTACGTTGTGAAGCTATCGAGCACGCTTTAATGCCCATTGTTGAGGAGGCAGAAACAGTCCTACGCAATTATAGGCTACAACTACATCAGATAATACAAACTTTTGAAGATACAGATATTAAGCAGTTTTTCATCAACGCAAAAGTAAAATTTAGATATAACACATTTAATAATTAAAGATTATGGCATACGTAGATAACAACGCCACCGCTTGGGGCAAAATAGAATTTAAATTTGGTGCGCCAGGAGCAGCAGGGGCAATGGGAACAACCCTTAAAACTTTGGGTATCGTCAAAGAAGACAGTTTTTCTTTTGAAAAAGAAGACGGGAAAGAGTACAAATGGACAGCTATTGGCGGTGAAATCATCGACCAGATGAAAGGTGAACCTACCTTGAAAGTAAAATGTACCGTTAAGAACCTTAACAAGGCATTGCTTTCAGAAATTTGGGACATCACTGAGGCTGGTGATAAAATCACCATTAATTCTTTCGTTTCTACTAAGAAATTTTCTGTGTCTATCACTCCTAAAAACAGTGGAGCGGAAAAGTTGGAAATTCCTTATTGTTCTATAAGTGGTACACTTACCTATGCAGAGGATAGTGGCTACAACGTAGAAGTAGAAATAACTATCCTTAATGGTGGTAAAGGATTTTTCAATGTAGAAAAAGTAGCGTAGTATTATGGAAGAACAAGTAGCACAAACCCTACTTGAAGAACCTACAACGGTAACCATTGGGGGCGAAGCGTATAAAGTCGCTCCGCCCTCTATTTTTACACTTGTAAGAGCTTCAAAGTACATCAGCAAAATACCCACCGACACTATTAGCGAGGGTAATGTATTCGGCTCAATCGTACACAATGCCGAAGACTATGAAAATATAGCTTGGGCTATATCAGTAATCGTATTAGGCGATGATTTTAACGAACTATCCCCATATCCTAAATGGCAGTTTTGGAGAAGAAAAAAGAATATAACCAAAGGCGAATTGCTGGCTAAGAAACTCATCAAAACCCCTATTAATGAGGTATCAACCGCTTTCTTTAAAGTGTTAGGACAAATGGATATACGCGCTTTTTTCGTCATTACCACTTCCCTCAAAGGAATGATGATAACCAAGCCGACGAAGGAAGTGGAGACCGAAACGACAGCATCTGGGGACTTGTAGGCTCATTTGCTAAACAGTACGGAATGACCTTTGAATACGTACTGAAAAGAATGAGCTACGCCAATGTAATGCTTTATAGTGCTGTTATCCCCTCTTATGATTTTGATAAGGATAAAGACTCTAAAAAAGCACCTCAAAAATCAGAAACACGTACCAATTATGGGGACTTTCTCAAAGGATTAAAACAATTCACCCAATAATGCGAGATTTACCCACAATCTCGCATTATTATTTTAAAAACTAAAAAGTATGCAAACCAATGACGGAGCTCTATTGTTCCAAGTAAGAGCCGACCAATCACAGATACAAAAAGATGTCGAAGCTATCAAAAAGCAGTTCGAACAAATGACAAATAAAGCCGTTGAAGAGGGCAAAAAGCAGGCTAATGTATGGCAAACCCTCCTCAAAGGCGCAACCGCCTACTTTACATTGCAAGGGGCGCAATCGTTCATTAGCCAAATGGTAGCTGTACGCTCCCAATTCCAGCAACTCGAAATATCTTTTGGCACGATGCTCAAAAGTAAGGAAAAGGCTAATGCGCTAATGGCACAAATGACAGAGCTTGCTGCTAAAACCCCTTTCGGATTACAAGAAGTATCAGAGGGTGCAAAACGTCTGTTAGCTTTTCAAGTACCCGCTGAAGAAGTAACCGAAACGCTTAGGCGTATGGGAGATGTAGCCTCAGGGCTTGGAGTACCTATGGGGCAACTTATTCACGTATACGGGCAGGTGAAAGCACAAGGGCGTTTACTCACTAATGACTTGTATCAGTTTATGAATGCTGGTATTCCTATCATAGCCGAATTGAGCAAGGTAGTAGGCAAGAGCGAAACCGAAATCAAAGAAATGGTTTCTGCGGGCAAAATAGGATTTACCGAAATACAAGCCGTTATAAAGAATATGACCAATGAGGGAGGTCTATTCTATAACCTAATGGCAGAGCAGAGTAAATCATTAGGCGGTCAAATATCCAATTTAAAAGATAACTTTCAACAGGTACTTAATGAGATAGGAAAGGCGTCTGAGGGTATAACTTCAGGAGCTATTTCTGCGGTTTCTTTCTTAGTAGAGAACTATCAGACATTAGGAAAGGTAATAGCGGGGCTTATCGCTACTTATGGTACTTACAAAACTGCTATTATTGTACATAATGCCCTTATAGCTTTAAATACTCAGCTTACTAATGGTTGGACGGTTGCACAACTTGCCCAATACAGAGGGCTTTTGATGCTGGAGAAAGCTCAAAAACTTCTCAATGCTACAATGCTTGCTAATCCTTATGTGTTTATGATTACAGCTGTAGTAGCATTGGGTGCAGCAATGTTTGTACTCATAGACAGAACTTCAGCTGCCGAGAAAGCTCAAAAACGCCTCAATGAAGAAAGGGAGGTCGCTATAGCCAAAGAGCAAGAACACAAACAACATATTGAGGAACTTATTAACACCGCTACCAATCAATACCTTGCTGACACCGATAGGCGTAAAGCCCTTACAGAGCTTGCTAATACTTATCCACAAATATTTGCAAAATACGATATAGAAAACATCAAACTTGCCGATATTCTGAAGCTCAAAAAAGAAATAGCCGATTTTGACGCCAACAAAGCACGAACAGAACGCCAAACCGACTATTCTAAGTATAAAGAATACGCTAAAACCTTATACGATATAGGCACAAAACAAGGAAGTAAAGGCTTTGACGAAATAGCCAAAGGTTCAGACCTTGATAGAATAATTACAGAGAAATTCGGAAAGCACTGGCGCACCTTTGGAAACTATAGCGAAATATACGCCTACTTCAATGAAAAGCAAAAAGGCGTCAAAAAGGAACTAAAAAGCGATGTTCTTAGTGATTGGACTTCAAACCTTAAAAACCTACCTGAAAATGAGCTTCAAAAACAACTACAATATCGTCAACGTCTCATTGCTGACTTGCAAAAACAAGAAAAAGAGGGTAAAAAATGGGCTTCACACGGAGTGAAGTTTGGTAATGAATGGTATTCCTTCAATAAAGAAGAATTACAAGCACAATCACAAGCATTAAAAGGACAAATAGATAAGTTACACGAACAAACTTACAACTATACTGACCTATCTAAGAAGTACGCTAAAGCTGTTAAAGATGCTGAAAAGGCACTATCGGATATTACCAACAACAAAGCAGGGTATAAAACTGAAAGCGATTATAAAAAAGCCATCTCTGATGCCAAAGAAAAGTTAGAACAAGCAAAAAAAGAATACAACGACTTCACAGTGAAACCGTCAGGAAGTAGCAAGGCAAGGACTACTAAAAATACCCTTCCTGATTTCGACACTGAAAAAGCCCAAAGAGACCACAACCGCCAAATTCAAGACGACCTTTTTGCTCGTGAAGAAGCCCGCATTAAGATAATGCAAGACGGAGCGGAAAAACGCCTTGCTATCATTCAATTGGAATACGACAAGCAAGAAGAGGAAATTAGAAGGCGTTCAGAAGACCAGCTAAACGCATTCATCGAAACCGAAAAACAAAAAGCAGAAGCACAAGGAAAATGGAAAAAAGGACAAGCCTTTGACACCAATACTGAAGCTATTAAAGCCGAAAAATCCCGCCTTGCTGAAAACGAAAAGGTTCTTTTAGCCTCCAATGCAGAGTACCAACGTATTCAGCAAGAACAAGTGTATAAGGACTTATTAGAAAAGTACCAAACCTACACCGACCAACGTAAAGCTATTGAGGAGAAATACAATGCCGATATTACCGCTTTGCAAGCTAAATTAGGCGCAGACGCTCCACAAGTCAAAAAAGCACAAGATGAAAAAGCACGAGAACTCAAAAAGTTGGATATACTCTACAAAAAAGAGGGTACAGCCATTGCTAAACTCTTTGAGAATATGCGCAAAAAGACCGTCAAGGAAATACGCCAAACCATAGCAGAGGCAGAAGCTGAAATAGACCAGTTGGCGAGCAACCTTGATATGAGCGATAAGGACAATGTAGAATATATCCAAAGCCTACGCCAGCAACTTGAACAAACGAGAGAGACAGCCGAGCGTAGCGATACCGTTTTTGGCAAACTAGGTACAAACATCAAAAATCTATTCAAAGCCAAACCCAATACCGCTGAATGGCAGGAAGCGTTCAATGGTATGTTGTCGTCGGCACAATCAATCACAGGACAATTTGGACAGTTAGGGCAAGAGTTTGAGCGATTAGGACAAAGTACAGGTAACTCATCATTAGAGAAATTAGGACGTACTTTACAAAACACAGCAAACTTACTTAATAAAACTCTTTCTTTTGCTCAAATGGGTGCAAGTGTAGGAGGGGGCTGGGGGGCTCTTATTGGTGCTGTTGTAGGTTTAGGAGTAGGAGGTTTAGAGGGGGCTGCAAAAGAGCGTTTAGCTCACGAAAAAAAATTACAAGAAATAGCTCAGTCAAAAATAAACCAACAGAATGAATACAATCGACTACTTTGGGAAGAGAAGATGTTACACAAAGAAAATACATCTATATTCGGCACGGAAGACATCAATAACGCTTTGAGTGATTTAAAAGAATACAACAGACTGTGGAACGATTTAGAGCGCAGGATGGGTTTTAATCTAAAAAAACGTTATGAGGACGCTGGCACAAGTTTCCGTAGTTATGGATATCGGTCACCTAACAGGGAAGGCGATGATTATCTTGGTTTAGAGAATATTAAAATTGCAACAGGTAGTTATACTACAGGAGCTTGGTTTTGGAAAAAGTCTCATACTGAATATAATAGTCTACTTTCTGAATATCCTAATCTAATTGAAAAATCAGGTGAGTTTAATTTAAAATTAGCTAAAAGCATTGTAGATAGCAAAGAGTTTGAAGGAGCAGGAAAACAAGCTCTACAAACTATCATACAACAATACGAACAAGCGTTAGAATCACAAAAAAAGTTTGATGAATATCTTAATAAAACCTTTGGAGAAATGGGCACTTCTATAATAGATAGTGTTGTTGATTCGCTAAAAAAAGGAGAAGACGCTTTTGAAAACTTTTCTAAGTCAGTAGGTAACATTATTAGCAAACTCGGTAAGCAGTTGATGTATGAGTTGTTTGTTGCGAAAGATTTTAAGGAATTTCAAAAGAAAATGCACAAAGTAGCAGGAGATGGAAATGTTAGTAGTGAAGAATATGCTAATGCTACTGCGAATCTTATAGCTGAATTTTCCAGTAGAATGAAAGGTAAAATCGGTGAAATGCAACAATTCTTAAAAAATTGGAATGAAATGAGTAGTAATTTAGGTTACGACTTTCTAAAAGAGCAACGTCAAGCAGTAGAGAAAGGTTTTGCAAGAATGTCTCAGGACACTGGTGAGGAGTTAAGCGGGCAGTTTAGATTAATGACGGAGCTACAAAAACAAACAAAAGATGGTGTTATTCAAATATCTGAGCGCACAAGATTCCTTTCTGAAGATTTGAAGAACTTACACGCTATGTCGGCTCAACAGTTAAAACATCTTGCGGGAATTGAAGTAAACACTTTTCAGTTGCACGATATGCGAAAAGACCTTACGGGTGTTAAGACAATATTAAGTGATATGCAGACAAGAGGAATTAAAATGAGATAATAGAAAAGCCCTCTTAATTGAGGGCTTTTCTATTATCAATGCGTAAGTGTAATATCGTTTGTCTTTGGAATAAATAGGATGCTACGAAAATTATATAATGTTAGTTCGTCTCGTTTTTCATTAATAATTCCTCTTATTTCAACCCCTAAACTACTTTTTAGTGTTAGATTAGGGTAGCTATATGAAAACTTTCCTTTTTCAGTGCGTGATACCTTTTGAAATTTTCCATTTTCTAATCCTGTTTCTATGACAATTAGTAAATATTCATCGTACGTAAAGGATAGATTAATATATTTTTCTTTATATTCATCTCCTTTGTCTTGTATATATGTCCAAGAAACTTTCAAATCATCAGGAACTATTTTCTCCTCACTTTTCGAACACCCCACAGCGAGCAGGGCAATCAGTAATAATACTATTCTTTTCATTGGTATATTAGTTTTAAAAAATTATTATTCACGAAATGGATACCAAATAAGGCTGTTTGTGTCAAATGACAATGTTGCAACAAAATGATTTGCTTTCTTGGTTTGCTCTTCTTTTGGCAACCACGAAAAATTATCCATAAACGGCTCAATATCCTTTGAGTCTATGATATGAATATTACATTTAACATCTTTTTGTTGTTTCCTAAAAGATAAAGCAAATTTACAAATATCCTCTTTTACGAACTCTTGTTTCTTGTAAAAAATGTAGTAGTTAGTAACGGTAGGTCTTACATCTTTCTTTATAACCTCAAAATCTGTATCAATGATTATATTTTCCATAATACTAAAATATTTAGGTCGCAAATATACAACATTATTTTTAATTAACGACCATTTTCGTGAAGTCACGAAAAATGATAATTATATCTGTATATCCAACTGCTTCAACCTCTCCCTTTCCCTTTTAGCCTTGTTCACTTGGTATATAGCCGTTGTGTTTTGGTTAGTGTGCGAAGCTAAAAGCATAGCCGTATCGCTATCCAAGTTATCAAGCATATAGTGTTTGAGGGCGTAAAAATCAGCTTCAATACCTAATTTATCTTTTACGTGTCGTTTCCAAAAGCGTGTTACAATCTCGGTATGACCCATTTTCTTATTAGGAACAAAATCAAGTGCAAAAAGGTAGTCGTTATCGCTTTTACACTTGTTGCATATCTCTTTCCAAAATTCTAATGCAGGGGACAATATCACCTTTGTACATCGTTTGTATTGCCCGCCTTTTTCAAGCAGTATGACGAACTCCTGCTTATCTAAATCTACATCTTTGCGTTGTAATCTGAAAAGTTCGGTATTACGTGCCCCTGAATATAGGAATATCATCATATACCTATAAAAGTTGGGGTTAATAAATCGCACGTGGTTTTTTACTTTTGTAAGTTCATCAGCGGTAAGTATAGTACGGACTTCTTTAATCACCTTTTTAGGGTATATATCCCTCGTAATGTTACTTTCGCAGCATTCGTACTCTATTAGCTCACGGTATAAGCTGGAGAAGTATATCACAAACCTATTGTAATATTTGTCGGATAGTCGCAACCAGTCCAGCATTCGCTTTAAGTCCACCCTTCGTAAGTCTTTAATTTTAACGGCTTGCAAATCGAGAGCTTCACACGCTTTTTCAAGTCTATTAATAGCGCATTGTATTTCGTATAGGTGCTTTTTAGTACCTACTTTTATTTCCAATGCACGCCTAAAAGCCTCAATAAAGTGTAATTCAGGGTAAAGACCCTCCTTGTGAATGCTCACGTACTTTTTGAGGATAGGATTAAAACCATTGTCAAGTTGATGGGGAATGTTTTTAAGAAGAAAAGAAATCATCGCTTTTCGTTCCTCTATAGTATTAGGTCTGTTAGCCTTTTTTCGATAGGGGAAGCCCTTAGGATATTTCTTTTCAAAACGAGGGTCAAAGAAAATGCATTGCACATACCAATCTTTATCCAAGTCTTTTTTAGTAGCTTTTTGCCAGTTGGCAGGGGACACCCATAGTTCGGAGTAGCTACACCCGTCCATTGTTTTTGTAACCAT